CGAGCTTTGGACTTGCTCACGGCAGACTCCTTCTGGGTAACCGTGGCGTCTTTCATGACCGAAACGAACCAGGCATCGGCCGTTCGCTGTTTAACCCGCTCAGCAAAGGCACCCAAAAATGCTGCACGCATGCCACTGTCTTGGTCCATGTAGCAGCGAACCTTGTCTGCGTTCTGTAGTAGGGTGGCCAGCAGGTGAAAGTGGCCGTGCATGGTGTATTGGTCTTTGATTTGAACGCCTTGGCTGGGTAGCGCAGTATCGGTATCGGCATCTTCAGCCTCAATGTCCTTACGCGTCTGGCTTTGCGCGTACTGAGCGGTAATGTCCTGCTCCAACCCTTCTTCGAAGGCCGCAGTCTTCAGTTTTTTGGCTTTGGCCCTACGAGTTTTAGAGGCTTCAATGGACGCCTCATAGTCCGTGGAGAGCCAGACGCGCGCATACTTGCGGTACGCCTCGTACTCAGTCAAGTCTCCGTTGGCAGCGGCGTCCTTCTCGACCGCGTCACCGTCCATTGATGGGTCGAAGTTCAAGTTAAATCCGAACACATACCCCGAAACAAGGTCAGCGCTGCCAATCGCGGTCAAGGCAACGTTGCGCCGGTCTCTGCGGTTTGACCAATTGACGTTGTGTACCTGCCGGTCGATTGCGAGGTACATGGACGGCAACGACATTCCATGGACCAGTTGCTGCTCTCGGTGGCCAGCAAAGGCCATGCACTGGCGATGGATTAGCGCTATCTTGCCGTAGATGCTCGTGGGGGCCAGCCCCGTGACCTCGGCAATACGGTTCAAGGGCATCTTGTTCATCAGGAGCGAGAACACCTCCCGATTTTTGTGGGGCTTGCGCTGGCGAGCTTGGGGTGCAGCTTTGCCTGCGAATGTCTTTCTGCAGGCGTTACAGCGCCAGCGCGGTGTTCCTGACGGAGTCTTGCCGTTGCGCACATAAAAGCCGGGAGTCGTCACAGGCACTACATGGCTGCTGCAGGTCTCAGTAGGGCAGCGCGGCGCTGAGCTATCAAAAATGTGGGCCGACAGCCTGCCAAGCTCTTGAGCAATGGCTTCATTGCTGCGCAAAGGGTTCTGACTGCCGCAGAGCCCGCACAGCATGCGCATGTTGCCGCGAGAGTCGCTAGTTCTTATATAGTCGCCAGCCTCTGGGCTCGTCCCTTTCGGTCTGCGGACCCGATTCAGGGTTTCGGGCATCCCAAAAGCCTCGCACTTGATGTTCTTGCAGAAGTTAACCTGCACGCCCGCGAACGGCTCAGGGAAACGGTAACCGGCAGGAGAAATCTTCGACAAAAAAATACCCTCCAAACTATCGTGGTTCAGAGGGCATTCTAATGAATCAGGCCAAAACCATCAACACTTTAAGCNAANCCCCCGCTCCACAGGGAAGCAAGGGCTTTTAAAACCCCCAAGTAAATCAATCACTTGAGGGGTGTTCTGGCGGAGCAGGGGTCCCTTTTTGAGCCGTATCACATCGCGTCAGATTGTCTTAATTTTGCCGTTTTCCCAATGAAAATAATTATCTGATCGTATTGCAATGTATCAGATAGACCCATAGAATCGCATGAATAAACATGGGTAAGAAAAGGGGTCAAAAATGGCAAAGCGGATACACATTCTGAGCGCAAAGACAGTCAAGGCCGCCACCGGGCCTGGGTACTACTTTGACGGTGCTGGGCTATACCTGCAAGTTGCTCGTGGTGGGAGCCAGTCCTGGGTTCTGCGCTACAGCGTCAACAAGCGCCCGCGGGAGATGGGTTTGGGATCGGCACAGACATTCTCGCTTGCCGAGGCGCGGGAGCGTGCCGTCAAGTGCCGTCAGATGATCGCGGACGGACTCGACCCGATTGAGGAGCGCAAAACCACTTTACTGGCCAAGCGCCTGGCCGAGGCGAACGTCATCACATTCAGCGAAGCCGCTGAAAAGTACATCGAGAGCAACAAGACAGCATGGCGCAATGCCAAGCACGAAGACCAATGGCGCAACACGTTGACAAACTACGCTCACCCGGTCATCGGTGATATGTCGGTGGGGCTGATTGAGACAAGCCACGTCATGCGGATCCTTGAGCCGATTTGGTCAACCAAGACCGAAACCGCCACCCGCGTCCGTGGCCGCATGGAGAAGATTCTGGACTGGTGCAAGGTTCAAGGCTACCGCACTGGCGACAACCCGGCGGCATGGCGTGGCCACCTGAGCGAAGCCCTACCCAAGCCGTCCAAGGTGGCAACAGAGAAGCACCATGCTGCACTTCCCTGGGCTGAAATCGGCGCATTCATGGCTGAATTAAGGGGCATGCCGGGTATTGCTGCGCGAGCCTTGGAGTTGATCATTCTGACTGCCACTCGCACCAGTGAAGTGCTAAATGCGAAGTGGACAGAGTTCGATTTGGACGCGGCATCGTGGACTATCCCCAAAGAGCGCATGAAGTCATTCAAGGAGCATCGTGTTCCATTGTCCGAACCGGCGATTCGAATCCTGCGCGAGCAGCGTACTTTGAATGAGTTTGTCTTCCCCGGTTCAAAGGAAAATTTACCGCTATCCAACATGTCCTGTCTTGCCGTGCTCAAGCGCATGGAGCGCCCTGAGCTAACCGTGCATGGGTTTAGGTCAACTTTCCGCGACTGGGTGAGCGAGGCCACGGCCTACCCGCGTGACGTGGCAGAGATGGCGCTGGCGCACACGATTGAAGACAAGTCCGAGGCGGCATATCGCCGCGGTGATCTACTGGAAAAACGTCGCCATATGATGGGGGCCTGGGCTGAGTTCTGCTATCGGCCAGCGGCATCGGCCAGCGTGACCGCCCTCCATCGCACTGTGGCATAAACACAACACATTAAAAAAATACAACATGGCACTAAATGTGTATATAATTTCGCCAAACCGCCGACAAGAGCTGTCTAGCGCATATAAAGCGCACCGACACAATACAGTGTAGACCTTGATCCAAAGCCGCGTCCAAAAATAGCAAGCTACTCACTTCGAGTGGCTTTTTTTTCGTCCAAATAATCCGAAGGATCACAAACACCAGCAAAAATTAAACTCAATCAAACCTAAAGCAACCGCCCAATATGGCGGTTTTTTTTCGTCCATTTTCAGCACCCGCCGAGGTGCTTTTTTTACGTCCAAAAATTATGAAAACAACATCTTACCGACCGAAACAAGCTGCCGAACTACTAGGCGTCGGCATCGCGACAATCTGGCGCTGGTCCAAAGAACGCTCCGACTTCCCAAAGCCAATTCGTCTGAGTCAACGCTGCACAGTCTTCGACGCCGAGCAGCTGGTGGCGTGGCGTGACGCCCAAGGGGCAAAGCAATGAGCGCCGCCCACAAAAGCGAAAGCCCGGCGGCAACCGGGCTTCACGCAGCAAACCAAAACACTGACACTGCCGATTTTAAGCCAGATCAAAAGCGCCTGGCAACCGTTATCGCGCAACTGGCGCTGGCCGGTCATGAGGTGCACCGCCTTGAAACAGGGTATGCCGTTTCCCGCTGGGGGCTGACGAAATTTTGCCCGGACTTCGACGCATTGGTGACGTTCGCCAGCGTCCTGGGAGTGCAGCCATGACACCGCTCGACAACACCCTGAGCCGCCTTGATAAAGTTCGCCAGCGTCAGCCACACCAGTATTCTGCACGATGCCCCGCGCACGCCGACAAAGGCCCTTCCTTGAGCGTCCGGGAGTCCCCCGAGGGAAGCGTGCTGCTGCACTGCTTCGCGGGTTGTGAAGTGGCTGACATTGTGGCCGCAATGGGTCTTGAACTTCACGACCTGTTTCCCCCAAAAGACAAGCCGACACGCACGCCAAAACGGATCGCCAAATTGCTGACGTCTGGGCAAGCCCTTGAGCTACTCGCGGCAGAGAGCTTGCTTGTCGCGGTGGCGATTGGAAATTATTTCCATGGCGTGACCTTGACGCAAAAAGACCTCGACCGACTGACAACTGCCGCCGGGCGCATCGGCCTGTTGCACGAACAGACAGGGAGGACCCATGCTTGATCAAACCCTTTTGAGCGACTTCGACAGGGCCGCCGGCATGTTCCAGCCACCCATGCGCAAGCTGATTGCAGACGACTACGAAGGCACGCCAGACGACCGTGATTTTGCCGAATTGCAAAAGCTATTGCCAATTGAAGCAATTTGCGCCCACGACCTGGCCGAGATGAAATTCAAGCAGCGCGAGATCATTTTGGATCCGTGGCTGCACAGTCAAGACCTGTGCATGGTGTTTGCGGCACGTGGCATCGGCAAAACGCACTTCGCGCTGGCGATTGCGTTCGCCGTGGCCACTGGTGGCACCTTCGCAAAATGGAGCGCACCCAAGGCCAGAAAGGTGCTCTATCTTGACGGGGAGCTACCTGGTGTCGTCATGCAACAAAGATTATTGATGCACTGTCCTGACGTGGAGCCTGAGCCGGGTTATTTGCGAATCTTCACGCCTGATCTACTACCCGAGGGCAGACTGATGCCAGACCTTTCAACGCATGAAGGGCAAGCCGCGATTGACCACATGATTCAGGATGCAGAGGTTGTCTTCGTTGACAACTTGAGCTGCTGGGCACGCTCAGGACGCGAAAACGAAGCCGAGTCATGGTTGCCCATTGCCGACTGGATTTTGGGCCTTCGAAGGCGCGGCATCGCGGTTGTCTTGATCCATCACGCGGGCAAGGGAGGCCAGCAACGCGGCACATCAAAACGTGAAGACCTGCTAGACGCGGTGATCGGGTTGAGCCGACCCAAAGACTACGACCCGGTGCAAGGCGCGGTGTTTATCGCTGAGTTCACCAAGGCCAGAAACCTGACAGGTGATGGCGCCGAATCAATCGAGCTGCAACTAGGCGGCACCGAAGACCGGGCAACCTGGAGTTACCGCACCGTAGAGTCATCCACTTACGACCGTGTTGTGGCGCTGGCTAAAGAAGGTCTGAGTCAGTCCGAAATTGCCAGCGAGCTTGAGTTGAATAAATCCAACGTCAGTCGCCATTTACGCAAAGCGCGAGAACTTGGTGATGTTGTTGCGGAGGCAAAATAATGGGCCTCCGCAAAGCCCTTCAAAAAAGTGTTGCGAGTTGCGCACCCAAGCAAACGCAACACGCAACTTTTCAAGAATCTGGCGCAACAGACAACGCAACCGAAGCGCAACAAAACCCAGCTAACCCGCATGAAATAAGGGTTTCAGGCGCAACAGGCAGCGCAACAGCTACGCAACAAGGGCAAAAAGACAGCGCAACTCATGCTGAAACAGGCGAAAAGTTGCGTGTTGCGTTTGCTACCCCGCGCAACTCGCAACTGCTGTCTTTGACAGCGCACAGACTTGCAAAAGAAGTCATTGCCGCCGCCATGCGAAGGTGCGACCAATTCAACGACAGCGACCAAGCGCGTGCCGATATGGTGAATCAAGTGTTGGAGTTACCGCCCGCATTGCAGGCTGATTTACTCGACCATTTCAACGGCAAACCCGTCAAATTTAACTAAACGACCACCCACACATAGCCCACTCAGGTGGGTTTTTTTCGCTATTAATACTTTGACTATCGCTTTCAATATAACGATTGACAATGACTATTTTGCATGTTACAACCGCCCCGTGTACACAATAACGCAACTGAGTTGCATTAATCCTACAGGAACAAAAATGAACATTTCCCAAATCCGTGAAACCCGAGCCGCCAAAGTTGCTGACATGCGCCGCCTGTTGACTGTTGCTGAAACAGAAAAACGAAGCCTCAACGCTGGTGAGCAAAGCGCCTTCGATTTGCTCAAGACTGAGATCACCGGCTTGGAAGCTGCTGAGGCCCGTGCTGTCACCCTGGAAGACTTCGAGCGCCGCGCTATGGGTTCGCCAGTGGCCGACAAGGCCTTGACCGGCATGCAACGTCAGGTCAATGTCCTTGACGTGATCCGCAGCCAGATGGAAGGCCGCGCATTGACTGGTGCTGCCCTGGAAAACCATCAGGAAACCGAGCGCCGCACCGGGCGCAAAGCTCAAGGCGTGTTCGTGCCTATGGCCGCATTGGAATTGCGCGCCGAAAACACCACCCTGACCGCGCCCGAGCTGGTCGCCACCAACAGCCGCCCGCAGGACTATATTGAGTCGTTCCGCAACAGCCTGCTGGCCCGCCGCCTGGGCGTCCGCGTGCTTGCCAACCTGACGGGCAATGTGAACATTCCCAAGTACGCCACCGGCAACAGTGCGGGCTGGGTCGCAGAAAACGCCGCCCTTGCACCATCGGCTGCGATGACGTTTGATTCGGTGACGCTCACGCCAAAACATGCCGGCGGTGTGACTGAGATGTCTCGCCAACTGATCCAACAATCCAGCCCCGACATCGAGCAACTTGTCCGCGGTGATCTGTCCTTCCTGCTGGCCCAAGCTATCGACTCCGCCCTGATTCTTGGAGGCGGTGTCAACGAGCCGACCGGCGTATTGAGCACAGTCGGCATCCAAACTTCGAGCCTTGCCACTTTGACTTGGGCAAACATCTTGACCATGCTGCAAAAGCTGGATATTTCCAATGCCAGCGCCGCCAACATCGTGGCCAGCATGAAGGTCAAATCCAAACTGCAAGGCACCTTGAAGGCTGCTGGCATCGCTGGCTACCTGATGGAAAACGGCCGGGTCGCTGATCTGCCAGCGTACTTCAGCAACCAAGTCCCCGAGAAAACCGCTGTACCTAACACCGGGCGCGTGATCGTTGGCGACTGGTCTCAAGCCATGCTGGGAATTTGGTCCGAGATTGACATTCTGGTCAATCCATTCGCTGAGACGGCTTACAACCGAGGCGGTGTGTTGGTGCGTGCCATGTCTACGGTTGATGTCGCGGTGCGCCACACTGAAGCCTTCGTGGTCGCTGATGACGTGGCACTGTAAGGAGCAAGCATGTTAGAAATCCGCGGTAACGGCACTCTGTCTGCAACGGGCGGCAAAACCCTGACTGGGTATGCGGCCGTTTTCAACTCCGAAGCCAACCTGGGCAGCTTCTTCGAGGTGATCCGCCCCGGCGCTTTTGCCAAAACGCTGGCATCGGTTTCTAACGTGCGGGCCTTGTATCACCACGATGGCAATGCCCTGCTGGGCACCACAAAAGGCGGCAGTCTGCAACTGCGGGAAGACTCCAAGGGGCTGGCTTTTACGCTGTCCCTGCCCGAGACAAGCCACGGTAAAGACCTGGCCATTCTGGTGGACCGCGGTGACATTCAAGGCTGCTCATTCGGGTTCCGCGTGCCGGATGGCGGTGATCGTTGGGAAGACCGCCGTAATGGCCAGATGTTGCGCGAGCTGCTGAACGTGGAATTGAGCGAAATCACCTTGACGGCTGACCCTGCTTATCAGGACACGTCAGTCGCTATCCGCTCCATGCCAACCAAGTCATTTTGGGAAACCGAGCAGTGTTTCGTTGACCTCGACCCGCACAACAATAATTATTTATGGCTTCGAACAGTATGAGCATCATCCAACGCATTGCCAACCGCCTGGGCTTTGAGCAGCGCACCAACGGTGACAACTATTGGGAAACATTCGCCGCCATGCAAACCGGTCCGGTCAACGCCAAAACCGCTCAAAGCGTATCGGCTGTTTATGCCTGTGTCGGTGCTGTCAGTGAGACGGTGGCCAGCCTGCCGCTGATCCTGTTCAAGCGCGATGGCGAGGACCGGCAACGTGCGACCGACCACCCGCTCTACCGTGTGCTGCACGATCAAGCCAACGACCAACAAACGGCACTTGAGTTCCGTGAGTTGATGATGGCCAGCGTCCTGCTGCGTGGCAACGCTTACGCAAAAATCCAGCGCCGCTATGACGGGCAGGTAACTGCCCTGCTGCCTATGTCGCCGGATCGCGTCACGGTGTTGCGTGTCGGTGACAAGCTTGGCTATGAATACACCGACTATGCCGGGAAGATCGAGCGCCTGCTACAGACAGAAGTGCTACACCTACGGCACCGGCTTGGTGATGATGGCGTGCTTGGTGTAAGTCCTATCGCCGCTGCCAAGGCTGTCATTCAGTTGGCTATCAGTGAGCGTGACCACGGTGTCAATACCTTCAACAACGCCACCCGCCTGGGCGGTATCCTGAAGATTCCTGGCAAATTGAGTGCAGATCAAAAGGCCAGCCTATCTGCGTCCTGGCACACGCAACACGGCGGAGCCAATACTGGCAAGACTGCCCTGCTTGAAAGTGGTGTGGAGTTCCAACCTATCTCCATGACCCTGGAAGATGCTGAGTGGATCGCTGCAAGACAATTTTCCGTTGAAGAAACCTGCCGCCTGTTCCGCGTGCCACCGACCATCGTGGGTGATCTGAGGCACGGCAACTTCTCCAACTCTGTGGAGCTTGCACGCCAGTTCGTGACGATGACGTTACGCCGACACCTTGTCGCCTGGGAGCAGTCAATCAGCAAGCAACTGTTGACCGAAGCGGGAAGACGGATTTACTTTGCAGAGCATCAGGTGGAGGGTCTATTGCGTGGCGATGCCACCAACCGGGCAGACTTTTACACCAAGGGCATAGCGGCCGGATGGATGTTGAAGTCAGAAGCACGCCGCCTGGAAAACCTGCCCACCATTGAGGGGATTGATGATGTATCGCTACCCGCCTAGTCCCACCCAGCGCGTTAGCAAAGCGGACAACGGTCGCACGCTGCCATTGTCCAATGCGGCATGGCGTAAGTTGCGCGCCTGCGTGTTGGACTCTGAGCCGCTATGCAGGCACTGCACCGCCCGAGGGCTGACCGTGATCGCGACCGACCTTGACCACCGCGACAACGACCCAAGCAACAACGATCTGGTGAACTTGCAGCCACTGTGCCACGAGTGCCACTCACGCAAGACCCAGCGAGACCAAGGCTACAACGTGCGTATGGGCTGCGGTACTGATGGACTGCCGCTCGACCAAGGGCACCACTGGAACAAGCCAACACGCGCCGTCCTGCTGCGTCCTGCTGGTGCCGTGGATGAAAGATCGCCAGCAACCGAGGGTCACAAACCGACTGGTTCCCCTTTTGTTAACGCTAACCCGGATATTGTTGCATGAAAACAACACCTAAGCGCAACCGTTCGGACTCTATCAGTGCTGCTATACGGGCCGTGCAAGCTGTGGCGCTGGGGCCGCTGCCACCACCTGACCACGTGTGTCTTCGCGATGGTGATTTACCGTACTGGCAGAACATCATGCTAGCACGTGCAAGGGACACGTGGACGCAAATTGACTTGACCACCGCGGCAAATTTGGCACGCACCCAAGCCGATATAGAGCGCCTTCAAAAAGACCTTGATGCGCAAGGCTACATGCAAGCCGACAAGGTAAACCCACTTGCCAAGCTGGTCGACACCCTGAGCCGTCGCGCCTTGTCCCTGGCACGCGCCCTGCACGTACACGCCGAAGCCACGGTGGGCGAGAGCCGAGACATGGGCAAGGCACTTGACAACGAGCGCAAAGCCGCCGCGCCGGGTTCTGATTTGATCCCCACTTTACGAGCCGTGTGATGGCAACACGCAAACCGTCAACAGAAACCCGCGCCGGTAAGGTGATCCGGTTTATCGAGACGGTGTGTGTCACGCCTGAGGGGGCGCATGTGGGCAAGCCCATTGTGCTGGCTGAGTTTCAAAAGGCTTTTTTAAGAAGCATTTACGACAACCCCCACGGCACCCGCAGAGCGTTACTTTCGCTGGCAAGGAAAAACGGTAAGTCGGTTCTCGTCGCTGGCATCCTGCTATGCCACCTTGTGGGACCGGAAGCCAAGCAAAACAGCCAGCTAGTCGCCGGTGCAATGTCCCGAGATCAAGCGAGCCTGATTTTTCACGCCGCGTCAAAGATGGTGCAACTATCGCCCGTCCTGACTGGCATCGTGCGCATTGTCCCGTCCGGTAAGCGCCTGGTGGGCCTGCCCTTGAACACCGAGTTTCGCGCCCTGGCTGCTGACGGCAAAACCGCTCAAGGTCTTAGCCCTGTCCTGGTGCTGATCGATGAAATAGGCCAAGTCCGTGGGCCGCAGTCTGACTTCGTTGACGCACTCACAACGAGCCAAGGTGCTCACGCTGAGCCGCTGCTGATCGCCATCAGCACCCAAGCGGCTAATGATGCTGACCTGTTTTCACAATGGATTGATGACGCTCGAAACAGCAAAGACCCGCGCATCGTCTCGCACGTCTATGCCGCGCCTGAAGGCTGCGACCTGATGGACGAACCAGCATGGAAGGCGGCAAACCCTGCCCTGGGCCTGTTCCGCAGTCTTGATGACCTACGGGAACAACTCACGCAAGCGCAACGTATGCCAAGCATGGAGAACAGTGCCAGAAACTTATTGCTGAATCAGCGAATCAGCACCGTGTCGCCGTTCATATCGCCTGGCGTATGGCAGTCCTGTGCTGGTGCCGTCCTGACCTTCGGTGACGCGCCTGTTTACTGTGGTCTTGACCTCTCTGCACGAACCGACTTGACCGCGCTGGTGCTGATCGGAAAAGTCGCCGGCCAGTGGCAAGTTGTCCCGCACTTTTGGACACCGGAGCAAGGGCTACGCGACCGAGCTGCACGCGACCGGGCACCTTATGACGTGTGGCACCGGCAAGGCTATCTGCACTCGACGCCTGGGGCAACGATTGATTATGAGTTTGTCGCCACCGACATGGCCGCTATCTTGTCCGGCTTGAATGTTCAATGTGTTGCTTTTGACCGCTGGCGCATCGACCTGCTTAAAAAAGAGTTGGACAAGATCGGCTGCGAAGTTCCGCTGGTTCCGTGGGGCCAAGGGTTCAAAGATATGAGTGTTGCCTTGGATGCGCTGGAAGCTGAATTGCTTAACGCCCGTCTGAATCACGGTGGGCACCCTGTACTGCAAATGTGCGCCGCTAACGCGATTGTGATCAAAGACCCTGCCGGTGGACGCAAGCTCGACAAGGGCCGCGCTACCGGCCGAATAGACGGCTTGCAGGCTATGGCCCAAGCCTTCGGAGCGGCTGCCCAAGCGGTAGACGCAGAGTCGATTTATGCAAATGGCGAATTTTCATTTATTTGACCTCGGAAGAGGCATTTCCCCAGCTTGCGGGGGCCGGGTTAACCGGACAGGCAAGACGTGGATTATTCGGTTCGTGCCACGTTTCACCAAAACACCGAATGCCAGCGGCAAGGTTTACCGGCGGGCACCACAAAGCTGCGGGATGCAGTGGCGTGGTGTGGCCGTGCGGGACATGCTTTGCGCGGCTGGCAACCATTTCAAAGGACTTAACCATGCTGACACTGGAAGAAACAAAACTTCACCTGCGGGTCGACGGTATCGACGATGACCCGCTGATTGACAGCCTGATCGACGCGGCAACCGCTGCGACTGGCGACTACCTGGACAACCCCGCTCTGGTCCTGGACGCCACCGCGCCCGCGCCCATCAAGGCGGCAACGCTCTTGCTGGTCGCTGACTTATATGACAACCGGGAAGCGCAGACCGAGCGGCCGCGGTACGTCAACCGTACCTATGAGCGCCTGCTGAACCCTTACCGAGTGTTTTCAGCATGAACCCCGGCGCGCTATTTACTGCATGGGCTGCTATCAATTTTGACATTCCAGTGTCATAGCGAAAACCTATTGGCATGTTTCGTGCGAATGCATGTTCCGTGCCATGTGTTTTTGATAGTTTTTGCCTATGACACTGGAACACATTGCCGGGGGTTTGCCTGGGAATCTGCCCGGTATGCGCCAGTACGCTGATATTGACCGCTAGCCAGCGCACAGCCTTCACCAAGCGCCGCAAGCAGATTTGGGAGGCGCTGCATCCTGATGAAACTGAGGTGGCGCAGCTTGCGCCACCTCAGTTTTCCGGGCAGCTTGGAGGTGCACGCCCACAAACCAAAGGCTTCGCAGCAGCCACAGCAGAGGCCACCGGCCAGTCCAAAACCACCACGAACCGTGCCCTTGCCCGTGCCGACGCATTGGGTGACGATGCCCTTGCCAAGGTGACCAACACCAGCCTTGACAGCGGTGTCGAGCTGGATGCCCTTGCCAAGCTGAACGCGCCAGAACGCTGAACTGACCACCAGACTGTTGCCCGGCACCTGGCCCGCCTGACGCCACCCTGAGCCGCACCGACACTCGTGGTGGCCCGAGCTGCTGCTGGCCGTTGTTTCGTGACGGTTACGAAATCAGGGTTTCGTCAGTTTTGTCAGTGCCTACCCCCCTCGTTTTCAAAAAATAGCTTATGTAGGTTTCAGAGGTTTGTTTCCCCTGATCGGCGCAAAGTTGCAGCGTAAGTGCTGCTGTAAGGGCTAATTCATCGAAATTAGCGGTATGGGTAGAAACATGGGTAAAACGCATTTTTTGCCATGTTTCATGAGGGGTATCTGGCGGAGCAGGGGGGATTCGAACCCCCGGGGGATTTTACTCCCCGCACGCTTTCCAGGCGTGTGACTTAAACCACTCATCNGTTTTCACTATATAAATCATATATTTAAAAAAAGTATTTTAAAAAGTTCGTATTTCGGGGACAATTCGGGGACACTAAAAATGGAGGTCCTATGGCTAGCTTCGACAAACGAGAGTCAGGGTGGTGGCAGGCAAAGGTTCGGCGGCTTGGTTACCCCACGCAATCTAAGACATTTGAGCGCAAAATCGATGCTGAAATTTGGGCTCGAAAAGTTGAAGCCGATATCGACAAGGGCATTTTCCAAAGCTCGTCGGATGCCGAAAAGACTACCCTCACCGAACTGATCGACCGCTTCAAAAATGAGTACGCACCGTTTCACTATCGCAAGCGCGAAGACGAAAAAGAGTCCTGGCGCTACCAGCTAGCCCGGC